CCGAAGTCCGTGCCGAAGGCGCGGTATTGCCCGGTGCTAAGACCTAAGCTGCGGGCGCCGCGCTGGTTGCTGACGGCACTTTGCGCCAGCTTGTCCAGGCCGAAGCCGCCCAACAACCCCGACGCGCCGCCCAGTACGCCGACCTTGAACAGGAACTTGCCGATGCCGAACACGCGATCAGCGAGCGTCTTGGCGTCCTTGGCCATGCTGTGCATGTGCACGGCACCCTGACGCGAGGCCACGCCGAACTGACGCTGGGCTTCGGAGGCCGAGTGCAGGTGCGACGATAGCAGGTGGGCATGCTTGCCCGCTTCCATCAGTCCAGCGGTCACCGTGGCAATGGCCGCTGCCATCGCTTCGGAGCCTTCGGACGCGCTGCCGCTGATCTTCTCCCACTCCTTGGGCAGCGCCTGGACCTTTTCCTGGTGCTTGTCGAACAGTTCGGAAAACGCCTTGAACTGTTCGTCGTTGACCTGGATCGTGATAATCGGCTTGTTAGGCATGTCGGCTGAATATCTTCGTCAAGGCCATAGAAAAATGGCGGTTCCGGAACTCCGAAGCCGTCAACCAGGGCAACTCGTAGTCTTGGGCGAACAACGGAAACGTTTCGCCCATCAGCTCATTCAGGAAGGAACCGATGAGGCCGGTTTCTGGGTGCCGGAAGTTGCCGTCGACGTCGGCAAAGAAGCGAGGTAGTCCGTAATGGAAGAGGAGGTAATCTCGCCCCCCACGATCAAGGCTAGCGCCTTCATGACGCCCGCTCTCTCCATGCGTCGACTCATGCAGGAGTGACATGTAAAAAAAAGCAGGGAGGATTCCACTTCTGCCCAGCTTTCCGCGTCGATGGCCTGCCGTGTGATGGCCGTCTGTACCGGCAACTGCTCCCATCCGTTGGGCGTAGGTACCAGCACGGTGGTAAGGCGCTGGATGTCCTGCAACAGGCTGGTCACCGCCGCTTCGCTATCTTCGCGATCGGCACGCGCTTCGTCCTTGAGTAGGAGGGTGGCGATACGCGGCCCGGCATCCGCCATGAAGGCGGCGCCCTTGGCCATCATGGCCGCTTTGGTCGACGCAAGGAGGCGATAGTTTGCCTCGAATACATCTCGGGGCAACGGCACATGGTAGGCCCGGATATCTCCTTCCACCGCCGTCACCAGGCGCAATTGCTCGTCAATGCGCATCAGACGCTCCACAGCGCGCTGTTGATGTAGTAGATCCCCGACATCGTCACCTTGATCATCGGGTCGGTGCCATCGTAGGCGCCGAAATCCACTTCACCGATCACACAGGTATCCAACGTCACCGATGCCCATGCGATGGAGTCGGGGATCACGTTGACCTGACCGATGGTGGACTGCAGCTCCCACTGGCTTCGCCACGATGCCCCCAGCGATTGAGTACGCAGAAGCATGAACGTAATGTCTGCCTCGACATACGGTTCCGGGGAAGTGACCGCCCCTGTTGCGGTCGGGATCAGGTTGTTGAACCTTCCCTTGGGGGTGACATGCACGAAGGACTTGCCCATGTAAGGCGAGGTCACATTGAGGCTCGGGAAGCTTGGCACGATGACAGCGGCGCGAAGTCGGTTCAGGGTGCCTTGCGTAACAGGATTGAGTGCCATGGTGGATTCCTTACGCGCTGGCGAACTGGACGGCGTCCAGATTCACGGTGATGGACATGAAGCCGTTTTGCAGCGTCATCGTGGCGGTCAGGCCGTTGTAGATGCCTGCCGCATAGTCGGAGGGGTTTTGCGTGACGTAGGTGTTGAAATCGACGGCCGAGACGGTCACCGATTGCGCGCATCCGAAGGCGACCGCCGAGCTTCCCACCTGATTGGCGACAGCTTCCAGCGTGTTGATGCCGTTCTGGTCATAGAGCAGCGGCGGATTGCTGTTCGACCCGTTGATGATGGCCGCCGCCAGACGCTGCTTGACGTTGATGCGGAACCAGTCCAGGCCGAACCATGAAGCGGATTGTGCCCCGTCCATGGTGGTGCCCTTGAACAGGCAGGCATTGGAGATGCCGCCTTCCGATCCCGTGAGTGCGATATTGCCGAACCCGGTAAGGATCGCGTTGATCGTGGTGTTGTTGGCACCGCGAACCCATGGCGTCACGCCATACAGGAACCGGAACTGCATCGGCGCCAGCGGGTTAGATGAGCCGGGATTGTTGGCGATCCAGTTGTAGAACAGGGCGGCAATCTGCACCTCCTGCGGCGTCTGGGTCGGCGATGGCACGATGGCAAAAACCGCCTTGTTGCCGGCGTAGGCGGACAAGTGCCCGCTGGTGGTGGTGACGAAGAAATACGTCTGTGCCGTGGGTCCGTTGTAGGCCAGGGCCAGGGCCGCCAGCTGGGTCGATGCGGAATCGTCCCAATAGGGCGGCACCAGGTAGGCATAAAACGCTTGCGGCGTGGTGTAGGTGGTGAGGTAGGTGGACAGGGCGGCGACGCCCGCCACATCCGAAGCCGCCACGCCAAGCTCCAGCAGGTAGAACCCGACCGAACTGCCCTGCGCAAAAAACGTGGTTGCCGCATCCAGGATGTACGACGATTCCGGCCCGGTGAACGTGCCGGGCGACGTTTCAGTGCCAGGGTTGGCAGTGACAGCGTAGGTGAACGTCGTGGTCGAGGCTACCGTGGCGACGAACGTGCCGTTGTATCCGGCAGGCACGGCGCCACTGATGACGGTGGCGAAGGTATCGCCCACGCCCAGGCCTTCCAGATCAGCCGCGTCGACGGTCGCCGTCACCGTGCTCGATGCCCATGCCAGCGAGGTGATCGCATAGGGAGCCACCAGCAAGGATGCGACCTGCGATACCGAACCGCAAAAGCTGCTGGTATTCGAGGCCAGCGTCGTCGCGCCCGCCGAGACGATGGCACCGGATTGCTGCAGGGTGTTAGGCGCCGGCGAGGCGGTGATCGTCGTGTTGACGTTGACGATGTTGGGAGTGACGGTAGTCGTCATGATGATGGCCCCTTACGCGTAGCTGACAGAAAGTACCTGCGAAGTCCCCGGAGTCACGACGATTCCGGTCGCGCAAGGGAACGTGAACGAATAAACGCCCACGGCAAGAGGAATGGACCCGACGAGATTGGCGGCAGTGGCGGCACCTGTGGTCAAGCAGTCGTGGATGGTTCCAGCCGAAGCCGTTCCCAGTACATTGTTTGTCACGGTGAAGATGGTGCCGGGAGCGGCCTTGACGACGGTGGCGGCCGTGATGTTCAGGACCGAGGCGTTGCCGCCGGGACGCGGGACGATGGGATTCTGCGACATGGGATGAACTCCTTATGGGGTGGTTGTCACGGTGGCCGAAAGAATGAGACGACGTGCCACGGCGTCGGCAGTGCCTTGGTAGTAGGAGGCGAGGATCGTGATGGTCTTTTTCATCGCGAGCGCCGCGATTTCGACCTGTCCGCGCTTTTCGTCACGAATGGCGGGTGAGTTGCAAAACCCGAAGTCGTCCGTGGCGAGCGAGTACTCCATCAGCGAGACGTAATACTGAATCGCCTGCTGATTGGTGAATCCGTACAGCGTCAATTTGACGGTGTCGCGCATGAGCTGCGAGGACGGAAGATCGTGCAAGGGATCGGGTGATCCGCTTTGCGTGGTTCCGGGCCACCGGTAGATGGGAAACGATCCCAGCGCATCTGTCATCGCCGGTTCGATGTGCGCCACGATGTAGGGCGGCACGACGTTGTCCGGGACAAGGAATGACGGGTATACCGGGGCCATGCTGTTTTGCGCCAGCCAGATCGGCAAGCTGTTCGATACGATCAGTCCAGCAGGCAGGTCGTAGGGCGTCGCGACAAGCTGCGTTGCCATCGCGGGATAAACGGCATACCCGCTGTAATGCCACAATCCGGCCTGTTCGTAGAACGATCCGCGATCCGAAAACGCGATTTGGATGGACGTTCCATCCACGGTCCATGTGCCGATCCACATCGTCGACGGACTGACCGCGTTAAGCGCAGTCACTTCCTGCGTGGCGGTGAAGATGAAGCGATTGGCCGCAATCGTTTCGTCTTCGTCCTGATGGCGGTCGCTGATGTAGTGCAATGAACCCGTGAAATCCTCCGTGGTGGCGCTCGCTACCCAAAACACCATGCCATCCGGAGAAACCACTTGCCGCGTGTATTGCGTGAAGGTGATCGACTGGTTGCCGGAAATGCTGGCAACACCCGACGCCAGCGCCGCCTGCAATGGACCTGAGGCAGCCGACGCTTCGGAAATAAGGGACATCAGCCGACCCACGCCCGGAAACTGGCCTGATACAGGCCGGTGTCAACAAATGCTTGCCGAGGTTTCCCGCCCTTGTTCTTTTTCGCTTTCTTGCGCGTGTTGACGCCTTGCTGTGCTGCTGCGATCTGTTGCGTTTCGGGAAGAAGCCGCGCCATTTCCCCGCTGTCGAGGAAGTTGCGGAAACGTTCCTCAATCTTTCCCATGGCGGGGGCTAGAAAGTCCTTTTGCGCACCACCACCCATCGCGATGTTTTCAATGGCACCCGCCACCTGATCGACAAGAATCTGCCCGATGTCCTCCTCGTTCAGCTCAAGAAACGACCGCATGACGTGATACCTTTCTTCCAGATATTCCGCCACGTCGCCCGTGGTAGTGACTTTTCCGGCATCGGAGTACGCGACATCCACCACGCCGAACTTGAGTTCCATCACGACACCCCGAAAACGGACGGACCCCAGCTCTGCGCATAGGCCAGATACTGGCGACCCCACGGCGTTTTTTGTACGTCGATGTCCGAATAAGTCAGGTTCTTCATGAAGTCCGGTGCCACCAGCGTCTGACTGGTAGCCTCGTCGCTGCTGGACTGCACGCCGCCGATGACGAACGACATCAGCTTGAATTGCGTGCGCGCGTCAGCAAAGAAGGTTTGCCCCGGCTGATCTTGTGCGATCGTCAACAAGTGATGCAGACCCAGGTTGTAGACCGCCATGACATACAAGCCCGGCGGCATCTGCGGCACCGTGGTCACGATGTCGTTGGAGTAGTCGAAAGCCCATGCGTAGTAATCCGAGTCGGCCGGAAGAATGGTCGTCGTCACCCCCTGCGCTTGGCAGAAGGTGATGAAGTCCGCCAGATTGGGCGTGGTCGGATCGACGAAGGCCATGTCAGCCGACATCCACGCTGTCGCGACCATCTTCGGCCACGCTGATTTTCAGATGAATGTCGTCCTTGCTGGGTTTCTGATGGCGCGGGATGTCCTGATGAATTTCGACTTCCGTCACCTTGGCCAATCGCTTGCCGCTGCGCTTGTCTCGGTTGGACTTCTCGAACCCCAGGACCGCTCGCGTCGCTTCGGTGGCTGAGCGCTTCTCTTGCGTTTCAACCACGGCGTCGTGCCCCGTCAGGATTTGGTTTTCGGTGATCGGCTTGTCCGTGCGATACAGCAGGCCGTGGAACTTGCCGATCTTCTTGTTGACATCGACGGCATGACGTGCGCCGTATTTTTCCAGCTGGCGAATGACCGAATCGGTCTGGGCAGCATTCCAGTCCTTGCCCAGTTCCACCTGACTCCCTGACGGGATTTGCGTGTAATAGGGACGGTTGGTTTCCAGCACGCGGAAATGATGGTGCCAGTCCTGCTTGGTGGTATTGGCGATGAAAAGAGACATGGTTTTCCCCTTAAAGGAAAAGCCCCGAATCCGGGGCTGAGGCATAAAAAAAGCTCCTTTCGGAGCCATCGGGATGACGCTGTGCGTTGGTATCAGCTGTACGCCATGCTGATCAGGCGCAGACCTTGCGGACGGATGCACCAGCCGGAAGTGATGCGCAGTTCCTGCACTTCGGTGATGGCGCCGTCCGGCGTGGGCGTCGGGATTTTCATCGGCGCGGCCATGTCAGCGTACTGGACGTTCACCGCCTTCATGTTCGGATTCACTTCCGCGAACACATTGGTGTTGATGCCTGGGATGTCCGGCTGCTCGATTTCCGGCAAGGTCATGATGACCATGTCGGTGCCTCCGGCGCCCTGACCGATCAGGGTGTCGTCATAGAACCATTCGACGGTGTCGCCATTGGCCTTGGCGGTCTCGCTGACCACTTCGGCGGTGGTCGCCGTGCCGGCACCGGGACGCTGGTACTGCACGACCTGGACAATGTTGGCGTACCCGAGCTGCAGACCCACGCGCTGTGGACAGATGATCTTGATGTTGTTGCCCACCACTGCTCCGGACTGGAACATGCCGGTTTTCAGGGCGACGATCTGACCCAGAAGCCAAAGCGCCATCTCGCCGTTGTCGTAGGTGGTCACCGCATCGTTGCCGTAGCTGTCCGGAGGCAACGTGACGGACGTCGCGCCTGCCGTGTTGACCAAGCCTTCGCCGTTGGCCGGGCTGAACCCGTACAGCAGCGCCGTACGCATCTGCTGGAAGATACCCTGACGCATGGCAAGGTCCTGCGCATGCGGCAGGGACACGCTGTAGTTGCCAGCCGCCGCCATGTCGTGGTGGTCGTAGATCGCGCGGGTGCGGATCAGGTAGGTCTGCGTGGAGAAGTAGCTGGCCGTCAGGGTCGCCGAAGGCAGCTGGTTGAACGACGACTGCGATGCTTGCGTGTCGGTGCGCAGATCCAGCGAGTTGATGTAGACATACATATCCTCGCTGCTGATCTTCACGCGCGGCTTGCCGCCCTGCAGTGCCGCGAAGGCGCCGGAAGGCTGCGAGTAGGTGACGATCAGGTCCGGTTCCGAAAAACTCGGCGTGATCTTGGCTTGCGCCGGGAAGTAATTGCTCATGGTTCAGGGCTCCTTACAGCAGGATGGTGGCAGCGGAGCCAGCCACCCAGGTCACCGCGCCGGTGCCGGAGTTGTAGCTGACGACTTTGCTGTTCGAGTTGACGGACAGGATTTTCACGTTCAGTGCGTTGGAGCTGTCGTAGGGGATCAGCTGATCGTTGGTGAAATCCCACGACACGTTCTGGCTGATCTGCCCGCTTTCGACGGCAGCCGCCAGCGCCCCACTGCACTTGACGCGAATACGCGCGCCCGAGCCGAGGCGGAAATACGGCACCGTCTGGCCGGCCTGGGCGGTCTGCACCGAATTGCCCGGCACGATCACCATGTTGTAACCCTGGGTGAACACGCTGAATCCGGTGGTGGTGGCGTCGTTGGTGGCGAGCTTGAGGGTGCTGCCCAAGCTGGAGTCGCCGTTGGCCGGCACCAGTTCCTGAATCGCGAGCGCACCCCACACGGGCTGCGTCACGCTGGCGTCGATGACGCCGGAGTTGAGGTACATACGGGACGACGGATCATCCACGAAATCACCCTGCACAAACCCTTGGGTCTGGGCGAGAAAGGTGTTTTGCGGAGCCGTGGTCAGGCTGGGGTTGAACGATACGTTGGCCATTAGCGGGCTCCCTTGTTTTCGTTGTGCAGGTTGCGGTTGATCGTCGCGCTATAACCCGGCGACTTGAAATGGGTAAGCCAGCTGTCGATATCGCCGGTGTAGGTGGTGATCTGACGGCCAGCGGCATCGACGCGGACGGAGGGAATCAAGCGGCCTTTGGGCGCGGACGCCGGATTCAGCGCCACGTTTTGCGCGTCGTTGTAGATCCTCTCTTCCATCAGCGCGAACGCTTCGGGAGACTGCGAATCCAGTTTCACGGTTTTCAGGCTCGGCGAGTATTTCTGAAACTTCGCCGCCAGGCGCTTGCGATAGGCGATCGGACCTTCGCCATGAAGCGGCGGCTGCACCGAATCCCCGAACATCTGCGCCAGCGAATCGGCACGGCGCTGGGCCACGCTGAGCTGATCGCGATCTTCGGAGCTGAGCGGGCGCGTCAGGCCGGACAAGCGCTCATCCATCGCGGCGATGCGCAGGCGAAGTTCGGCGTTCTCGCGCTGGCTGTCCTTGCGGGCAGCGTCGTCGCGCTCGGCCTTCGCTTCCTTGTCGCCTTCCTTGATCGCCTTTTCCTCGTCCTCGTGTTCTTTCTTGCCGTCCTTCTCGGCTTCCTTTTCGGAATCCTTGCGGGCATCCATCAGTTCTTCGCCGGAATCCTTGCGGTCGGCCTTGGCTTTCTTCTCTTCCGCAACCTTACCGGCGATCTTTTCGGCGGCTTCCTTGTCGTAGCCTTCGCCCTCGACCTTGTGTTCCAGACCCTCGAAGCTGTCTTTCTTCGCGGAATCCTTCTTGGCGTCGTCGAACTTGTCGCCGCCCTTGTTTTCGATGGCGTCCATGCGACTGCACACGGAATCCAGTTTCTTGCCCAGCGCATCAGCCCAGGCCGGCACCTTCTCTTCATTTTCCACTTTGCTGTCTCCTTCGAGGTTGACACCAGTCGGCTCGCCGCCCTTGTCCCACACGCCCTCCACGCAGATCGCGAGGTGGTCGAGGTAAGAGGGTTTGCCTTCGATTAGAACGGTCGAGCCATCGTTAAGCTCGATGCTCTGAGTTGATCCGGCGTCACGGAACACAACGGCCGGGCTTGTTGATGCGTGGGACGAACGCATGAGCGCCGCCCCATCCTCATCGAACACTTTTGCAATGCCCCGTACTTCGTCGTCTTTGACGTAGGGCAGCGTGACCGTACCGATGGCACGATCACGAAATTCCTGGGTATCCAGCAGCGAAGTCTTGGGATGCTCGAAAATAAGCGGCAACCCGTTGCAGCGCTGCACGAAGTCATCGGACAGGAAATCTTCTGGCGGACGATAGACGTACTCATCCAGCGACTGCCGGTAGCTGGTGCCGGTGCCGGTGATGCGTATGTCGAACAGCCAGACGTTCTCGTATCGCTGCGGGCTGGCCAGTTCGCCATCACGGATGGCCTTGGCGATGTCCAGCTCGTGCCCTGACGCCAGCTCGATCGACCGCGCGACTTCCGGATGCACACCTTCGGGAAGATCGCCGGGGGCACACCAGCGCCATCCGGTCGACTCATCATCCAGCGTGGGTTCGAACACATCGACGTCTTGCATGTAGCAGGTGAAATCGACGCCTTCCGACTGGCTGCGCCGAAGCATCCAGCGCACGCCTTCAGGAAGGCTTCCTACTTCTTCTTTGCATTCCCTTTCCGCAGCCTCTTCCGGGGTCTCGCCGGCTTCCACATGGCCGCCTGGCTGCACCCATTGCCCGTCATCGGCATTGCGCACCAGAAGGAATAGTGGGCCGGGCGCACGCAACAGGATGCCTGCGCAAGCAATGGGCGCCGCGTCCGCCGCAACGAACTCTTTCCCCACCTTCTCGGGAATGCCCAGCGTAGAATGACCATGCGCCGCCGCCTCCATAGCCTTGTGCTGTTGGAGGCTCACGGATGGCATGATTTTTGATTGTCCTTTCTACTCAAACCACGATGGGGAACGTCATGAAAAAACTGTTGCTTTTCGCCGCACTACTGCCTGCCATGGCTTTCGCCCAGCAGCCCAAGATCATCCATGCCGCGCCCGGGCAGACGGTGAACGTGGCGCCGGGTCAAACCGCCGATATCTCCATCACGACGGGCGACTCGCCGGATGCAAGCGCCACTTCCGACCAGCTGGCCGCCCTCATGGCCGCCACCGCGCCCAACTCTGGACTATTCCCTGCCTCTTGCCTGTCCGACATGGCGAATGTCCAGCTGGCCCAGATGGTCCAGGTTTACGCCGGCAACCCGATGGGTGATGAGCTTGTCGACTTTCGCGTGACCCAAGGCATCGGCACACCCAGCCACGCTGGCTATAACTGCCTGGTCGTCGCGACGTGGCGCGATCACGGCGTACAGCATGGCGTGGCCGGCATCTTCAAAGGCCCGGGCCAATCCGTGATTTACCAGTGGCGTCCGCTGGGTTACTAAGCCGCCGCCTTCCGCGCATCCTCCAGCGCCTTGCGCCCCTTGGCCGTCAGCATGTCGTCCGGCAGGTCGCGCATGTTGGACAGATACACCACGTAACAGCGGCAAAAGACCTCCTCGCCGGGCGCCGTCATCTCATCCAGGTAGCCGGCGCCCTTGTTGATCAGTCCCTTGTCGGCGGCCCAGCTACCGCGCACGGCATACACTTTGCCGTCGCGCTGCATGTGTGAGTGGCGTGCGTCGTAGGTCTTGTCGATGCTTCCATGATCGCGCCACCGCCCCGCAATGGCCCCCGTATGCTGGGCAATCACCGCGTCGATGGATGCCATCAGCTTGTGACCTTGGTCGATCGCCACTCTGCGCTCTTCGTAGCTGCACTGACGCAGTGACTTGCTGATGTCCGCCTTGACATCGCGCTTATCCACCACGCGCGATCCGCCATCTGGGATGGATGTCGCCCAGCCCGAAAACCGCTGCATCGTCCGGTCAATCGCCTGTTCCCGGTTCAACTTGATCAGGTTGGCGCTGGCCATGATGCGCCGGGAAAGCTCATCGCGAAGTTCCGGCTTGATCTGCGCGATGGTGTAGCGCGGCGCATCGGGATGCCTGCGCTTGATTGACACGGGCGTCAGGACGCGATCAAAGGATGCTTGCAGCGACCTTTCCAGTGCCTTCACCACGTCTTTCTCGGGCCTCAATTCCGCTTCGGCCGCCTTGCGTAGGCGATTCACCCACAGCGTGAGCATCGGCACGTCGGCATATCCATGCTCGGAAAAATGGCGAATGGCCTCCTGCAACAACTCGTGGAAGCTCACCGGCGCACCTTCTTGTAATCGGACAAGGCGTAGCTGACGCCTTTCGGTACGCTATCGCGCTTGATCTGGCGCTTCTCGTCCCGCTCATTCGGCGCCACGGTGACCGGCTCCGGATCATCGTCCTGTTGCTCGCTCATTGGCGCTGGTGGCACATAGCTGGCGATCGCTTCCAAGTCGAGATTGAGTGGCGCCGAGAACATCAGCGTGCGTGCATTCACGACATCGGACAGCCAGCCGGCCAGCAGCGCCTTGTTCTCCGGGTCGCACAGCGGTGCCATCACTTCGACCGTAGCGATACCCGCCTTCATGATCACGTCATCGACCTTGACCTTTTCGCTGTCAGGCTCCGTCAGGAGATTCGGCCAGGTCGCCTTGAAGGCGTTCTTCCAGCCGTAGAAGGCCGTCTCATAGGGAACGTCGCCCAGCTCGGCCGGGTACTTCCGCTGCATGGATTCGTAAAACTCGGGATTCCATGCCCGGTGCATCACGATGGCATCGAACCACAGATAGGCTGGCGTCATCTCCAGACGCTGGCCGTCGATGTACGTGGCGATCTGCTTGGCGTCCTCCGATCCTTCCCCGAAGCCTTCGGCCAGCGTTTCGTCATTCAGCATGCTCGCCGGCATGTTGTCGGCCGATGCAATGTTTTTCAGGATGTTGTTCCGCGCGAACTCGGCAGCTTCCCGCAAGTTTTTCATGTCCAGCGATTCGATTTCCTCCTGCGTGCCAATCGACAGCACATTCCCGGTACGCGCCCCTTTGATCGACTCGCGGCGAAAACCGAAGAAACTACGCGCCCGCTGATCGACGATAGATCCGGGAGACTGCACCTTGGCCACCAGCAGGCCCGCCTTCTGCGTCACCATGTCATCCGTGACCATGCTCTGCACGTAGCTTTTCAGCGGGAACAACGCGCGCTGATAGACGGATCGCCCCACGAAGCCGAAAGCCGAATTGCTCCAGTCGATGTAGATCGGCTGTTCGTTGCACATCACCAGGGCGCGGCTTGGGTGGTATGACTTGCCCGCCACCGTCAGCTGCCGGGGGCGCAGGAAGTCAGGCGCATTCGGGTCCTGGTTCAACACCAGGCTGCCCGCCGTATTCAGCGGATCAGCGATGTTGAAGTACAGGTCATGCTTCCACAGATCCTCCAGCGGGATCGGCTGATCAGTTGGCACTTCCGGGCAGACCATGACCACGGACGCGATGCCGTAGACGCGCGAAAGCGTTTTGACGTTGCGAATGATCGTCGTGGCGCCCGTTCCGCCCAATCGGTCCCACTCCTTGCGAAAGGCGTCGATCAAGTCCTCTTCCGGGCCTCCGGGAATCTCAATCTCGCGCTGCTGGCTCTGCGCAATTACCACCGGCTTTTCGGCCATCTTGGCGCCGAGCGGATGATAGGTATAGATCGTCTTGGCGATCTGGTACGACGGCGCGCTGCCGGGCTGGATGTCGTCGCATAACAGAAGATCAGTCAAGGCCGGGGACAAGGTATTGCCCACACCCAAGCTCGCGGCACCCGTCGCGTTGTTGTCGATATTGGCCATGGGGTCCTAGTAGCCTTCGGTGTCGCCGAGGCTGATTGCTACGCCGTAAGTGAAGGTGTCCAGCAAATCCCGTGGGCCGTCTTTCTGCCCCATCCGGAAACTGCAAACCTGCGAGATGAAGTGGTTACGCACCTGGCCCTTGTAGTTGACCGTCTTGTCATGCGCATAGCGGCTGATCTTCACGTCGCCGCGATAGACGTACCCGGAAACCGAAAGCGCCCGGCCTTCCTTGCCCATCGAAACCAGGTCGCCGTCAATGGGTGTCGCCGGCCAGCCGCGCCGAATGGCCTGCTGCAGCAGCACGATGCCGCTCGCCTTGTCCTCGATCCATGCGCCCAGGTTTCCTTGCCTCGCACCGACCATCGCCGAGAGCTCATCCAGCCGGGCAAACACGCTGGGCAACCAGCTTTCGAGAAGCGCACCTTCGATCTGCAGCACCTCCCAATCCAGGACGATAAGCTTCGTCCCGTAATGGATGTTGCGCGCGTAGTAGGTGACCGCCGTGCCATCGTGCTCGACCCCGTCCTTGAGTGCCGTATCCACCACGGCGAATACCTGATCACACTTGCTGGGGTAATCGACGGGCTGACCGTCAACCAGCAATGAGTTTTCGCTGAAAAACGCTGAGCCGTTCCAGTCGACGAACTCCGCCAGATATTCCTGCTGATACACCAGCGGCGGATAGTCATTGATCAGCTTGGCGACGACTTCCGGGTCCAGGTGTGGATTCGTTGCCGTGGGCGCGTGGTATTCAACCCACCCTTCGGCGGGATTGGTGCATGCCTCGTAGAAGTAGTTTTCCTGGTCGATACCCTTGGGGGTGCCGGCCATGATGATGTTGCCGTTGTAGTCCAGCAGCGTGGGCCGGATGGACTGGTCGATGATCTCCTTCAAGCCCTTCGCTTTAAGGCTCGCCTCATCCACGATCACCGTGTGGTATTTGCGTGATCGCCCGGCGTTCTCATCCTCCAGCGTCCAGAATTCGATCAGACCGCCCGTTTTCAGCTGGATCAGCTGGTCGATCTTGGACTTTGATTCGATCACCGGTTTCAGCGTATGGATGAGGTTTCCATACGTTGGCGCATTGATCTTGTACTTCGGTCCTAGCCAGCCAATCCGCTTGCCCTGAAACGCCCACTTCGCCGCCCGGTTTTCCAGAAGACTGGTCTTGCCGAAGCGGCGACCGCAGCGCAATACGGTTTTCTTGTGCTGCCCGAATCCTTGTGCAATGGGTATCTGCCCTGCATGAAGCGCCTGCAGCTCGACATTCCTGCTCACGGAATCTCGCCATTCGGGTCGATCAGCTTCGGGCCGTTTTCCTCATCACCTGTCGGTGGCTGCGGCGATTTAACCCCCCAGCGTTTCGGCGCCATCCGGGCTGCCGTCCATTTGCGTATGTCGATCCGCAGCTTGCGATGCTCGATCATGTCCCCTTCAACGATTTCCACGCCACTCGCCTTCGTGATTGTCTTCTGCCCCATCGCCGGGGTATCGGCAATCTCCATGGCCTCTTCAACGTAAAACTCTGCCCGCATTTCGCAGGCGCGGGCGTATTGGTTCGCAAAGGACGGATGGGCGTCCAACCATTGCCACACCGCCGTTCTTCCCGGCATCGCTTCGTCTCGACACACACTGCGTAGCGATTCCCCGTCAGCCAAGCGCTCACAAATGGCCAGCGCCAATTCGGGCGTGTAAAGGGTTGGGCGCCCCATACATCACACAGCCCTTACCGGCACATAGCACGATCGCGCCAAGATGACGTTGTTGGAAGTGACGATTTCGGCAGTCACGGTGTATCCCTGATCCAATTGCCCGGCGCCCAGCGTGAACTGGACGGCGCTGTTCGGCTTAGCTCCATCGGTCACGGAGCCTTGCCCTACCGTGATCGTGGCAGGGAGAGCGGTGACGCTGGTGACGCTGGCGATCGTCTCGCTTGTGGCCAGCAAGGCGCTGAAATCAATGCCCGTCGGTACGTTCTCATCCTCCGGGCTCATCGGTGACAGAACGAACATCGTGGCGGTTCCTGTCAGGCGGTGAGCCGAGCGATGCGCTGCTCGGGCGGAAGAATGGCGATGCGTGTCTCGGCGTCCAGTGCTGCCATGCGCGTTTCGGGCGGCAGGATGGCCATGCGGCCGGGCTCGATAATCAGCTTGCCATTGCTAGTTAGCGTGCCGGCGACGAATACGGCCGAACGACCGACCATCGCCACGGAAGAAATGGGGCTGACGGCGCCCTGCGCGATATCGAACCCTGAACCCAGCAAGCCGAACGATGCGCTGGCGGCCAGATAACCCTGTGCGGCTGTAATTCCTGTACCCGTCAGTCCAACGGAAACGTCATGCCCTGCGGTGGCCGTCAGGACGCCTTGGGCGTAGCTGGCATCCTGGCCGGCGACCGGTGCTGTGAAGGCTGGCTGTACCGTTCCGATCTGGACGGATATCGACTGACCCGAGAGCGCAATGCGCACTTCGGGGACAGCGGTAACCGTTCCGCCTGTTGCGGTGACTGACTGGCCGATCACTCCTTGCGTCAGCGCCGCCGTGACGTCGCCTTGTGCCGTCGTGACGGCCTGACCTGACAACGCCACCGAAATGCCGCCGGATTCTGGCGTGACCGATCCTTGGGCTGCCGTTTCAGGGAGTCCGGAAACGCTTACGTGCGCATCCGGCGAGAGTGATCCCGCGCCGGTCGTTTCGGCCTGGCCCGTCAACACAGCCGCCAGCGTGGGAACCGTCGCGCCCTGCCCGCTGGTGACCGCGCTTCCGGCAAGCGACTTGCTCACCGCCCCCTTGAGCGTGCCGCGCCCCGAGGTAATGCTGCGGCCCGTCAGCGCTCTGGAAACGGCTTGCGTGAACGCTCCCTGCCCCGAGGTCGCCGCCTGTCCGGTAAGCGCCACGCTGACGCCAGTAGACGCGACGGTGACGCTTCCTTGTACCGATGTGACGCTCTGCCCGGTCAATCCGACCGTGACATCCCCTGCCGCTGCCTTGATGGCCAGCAGCACCGCACCGAAGCCGATGCATGTGCCGCCAGTGAAAGCACCCGAGGCCGTCTTTGTGCCGGTGGCGCCAGCGGTGGCTTGTATCGCCTCCGATACGCAGAGATTGGCCGAGCCGCCTGTGGGTGGTGTCGCCGGGCTGGTGAAGCCGCTCGGCGGGGTGAAGGTTGGACTGGTGACGCCGCTATAGCTGCCCAGGCCGCCGGCATAGACCACCAGGTCATTCGCCGCCGTCGTCGTGATGCCGGTGGCTGGCATGGATTTCGGACTGGCGCCGCCGGCGCTGCTCGCGGTGCCAGCATAGGCGTCGATCGGCGATGATGTGGCTGCGCCGGCATAGCGCACACATTCGACCGACCATCCGCTGGTGTCGCCGCCATCGGTGCTGGTGAAGCTAGATCCCTCCGTGCCATCCGCTTCGCGCCAGAAGACATTGATGTACTGGCCGTTGCCGCCAAAACGCTGCTGAATCAGCTGGGTGAATCCGGTCGGCGCCGAAGCGCCACCGTTGTCCATGCAGTAGATGACGAACAGGCCGCCCGATCCGCTGGGCGTCGCAACTGTCCAGTTATTGGCTGTGCCGCCCGCTGTTGTGGTATCGGTGCGCGTGATCGTCACGGCGCGCTACTCTTTACGCGAGCTGCAACAGCGCAGTTCCTGCCGCATTCGCCGGCATGGTGAGGGTGAAATTGCTGGCCGTCACCGTCTGCGAGCCGAAGGTATAGACCGCGACAGCCTTGTTGCTCTGCGTGGAGTTGTAGAGCAGCACCGTGTCGAAGGCCGAGGCCGTCATGGTCGTCCAGGCGAAGTTGCCCGAGGGTGTCCAGTATGCGGTCGTGCCTGAGCTGGTCGGCGCGGTGGCGTTGGTCACGGTCACGCCGCCGGCCGTATAGCCGGTGCCGGTAACTTCGCCCGTGGTCGAATAGGCCGTGGTCGATGCGCCCAGCGTGGCCGAGGCGAGATACAGCGCCGCCTTGAAGGTGTCGGCCGTGGTGCCGGCACGGACGACGGTCGTGCCAAAGGCGTGAATGGCATTGAGCTGATCGACCTTGAAACTGGTACAGACGGCTGCCGTATTGCTCATCAGAATGTCCCTTGTTCGGGTTGGGCCTGCGCGCCTTGCTTGACGTAGACATGGGCGGATTGTTTGACGATTTCACCGTCCAGCATGTAGGTCTCGCTGAACTTGAGGTATTCCGGGGTTTCATCCCATGCGTGCGTGTATTCCAGCGACGCAATGGGCAGGTTGCCCTTGCTCGTCCAGATCAGCGGTTCGTCACTCATGGTCGATCCCTTGCGCCGAGCGTGGTACGGAAACGCGGTAGTGCTTGGGCCGTTCGCGGCGCTTTCGCAGCCATCCGGCGAATTCATCGAACGCGACTATCCCCACCAGCAGCATCAGCGCGGTCAGGGCAAAGCCCAGGCCGATCCAGGTGCCTACGGTTTCGGTGGCGTCCACGTCAGTCTCCAAGCGCGGCGATCACGCGGTCGATGGCGTGGTCCTGAATGTTGTCGAACGGCAGCACGGCATGACCGATGGGGGTGATCGGACAGGCGTGCGCCAGTTGCGGTGGCACCTGCGTCACGATGTCCCGGCCGTTACGGGTGGCGTAGACCGGGACGTGTTTCCCGTGGAACAGGTCCGCCAGCGTCGAGTCGGCACACAGGCGAGGCGGCTCGAACGCATAGACCGGCACCACGTCACCCAGCAGCGCCAGCGCCCCGGCGTACAACAGCGCCATGGCAGCGCCCAGGCTGTGCCCGGCAATCGCGTCAGGGCGCGGTAGTGCAAGGCAGGCGGGCAGGATCGCCGCCAGCGCCAGATGGAAGCCGGCGTGCACGTTGCCCATGCCCGGCACATCGCGCACGATGATGTCGCCATCGGCCAGCAGGGAGCGCAGATCGTCCGTACCCCGAAAGACGTGCACCGTCTGCGTTCCGGTCGCCGTCACCATCTGGTAGACATGCATCCGGCTCGCGCTGTCCGGCTCGCCGACGGTCGGCGCGTCGTTGTACGCCCGCTGGGCCAGCTTGGCGTAGTCGATTGCTTGCACGGGATTCCAGAAAAGGCGAAGGCCCGCCGCTGACTGACAGCTTCCGGGCCTTCTAGGTTTCGTCGGTGACCGCCGCCGAACCTTGGTTGAACTATAAACTTTCCTTATCGACTTTTCTACAGGCAATAAGGGTCTTTGACCGTATCGTGCACCTGCTTTATCGCTGGCACTGATTCAGCCTTTATCGTCCTGCCCTGTATCGGGGGCCAGCCGCGTGCAACCCTCCAGCATTTCGCCGGCCCGGGTCAGGTCAATCTCAGGTGCACTTCAAAAGGACGTGTGTGCGTCGGCTGTCAGTCAGCCTTCGCGGAGCGGTCAACTCCGGCGCCATGCGGTTTTGGTCGGTCGGCATGGATCTAGACCGTGTAGGGCTATTTGTACTCCGCGACGCCTACGCGCGTTGTTCGTGGATTACTTGACGCTGGACGCCCGAGCCGGCGCGGCCTGAGCCTTGGCCGCCTGAATCTGCTGCTCGACCACGCCCGCGAGTCCCAGTGCCGTTTCCGCGACCACAAGACCGGCCTGCGCCTGCGCCTGCTGGGCAGGGGTGATCGGCAAGGTGCCCACGATGGTTCCGAGCGCCGGCAATGCCTGCTGGGCCAACGCCTGCAGGTTCGTGGCCGTCACGGTCGCGCCAGCGGCACAGACAGCCGCCACGGTCGGCTGGATCGCCACCAGCTCGGCATTGGCCTTCGTGGCGAAGGACGCGGTTGCCGGCGAAGCCAGCATCGCGGCATTGATCACGGTCAGCTGGCTATACACCAGGTTGACTTGCGGGCAGGCGATGGCGGCGATCTGGGCCGGGCTGAGCGGCTTGGCGCCCGTGGTGGCGCAACCGGACACACACGTCAGGGCCAGCGCGATCAGCGCCAGCAGCAGGGTCTTGGTTTTCATGGCTTGGTCTCTGTGGACAAAGGGGGTGGCACGGTCACGGTCGGCTTCACATTCGCCTTGATCTCGGCCTGTCGTGCGCTGTCATGGCTGGCGCCGAAGTAGTAGCTGGCCACGACGCCGGCCAATCCGTTCCACGCCGTCAGCACCATGACGACGACGTTCGCGGTGTCGGTCGACTTCGGTAGTCCGTTCTGCAGGATGTACCAGTCGAGATAGCCGGCACCGATCACCACTATCACAGCGACCAGGCTGGCGGTGATGCCGCGATGGTTGTTCATTGCAGTACGCCGCCGGCTTGGGTGAACCATGTCTGCAGGTCATTCAACGCCTGCTGGTGCTGGCCGTAGTCATTCCCGGGCAAACTAGCCCACAGGTGCGAACACAGCGCAATGGCGGCATTGAGCTTGCCGGCGTCGATCAGCGGCAACGCCCGCGCCTCGCGGATCTGTTGCAGCGCCATCAAGTCCTGACTCACCGGCCCGAAGTCCGGGAGCGCCAGAAGCTGCTTGTAGGCCAGCCAGTTGCGGAACAACTCCTGATACCTGCCCGCCGCCGTCGAGCTGTAGCGCGGGTTGTAGACGTCCGGGTGCGTGGCATAGCTGTCGAACAGCAGCGGTGCGCGGCCTGTCGAGCCAACCAGCACGTCGTAGCCATCGTCGCTGTGCTGCAACAATGCCGCGCCGATCTCGCTTTGCGCCAGCATGTCCAGAAAGGCACACCGATTCTGGCCCCCAGCCTGCTCCGGGGTGATGCGTGGCATCAGTTCGCCCCGTGCCTGTCCATCTTGCGGTCCACCTTTTCCTCGATCCGGATCAGCGCGCCCATGATGTTGTTGTTCTGGCGGTCGGCGCGTTCGCGGTCATCCCGGGCATTGCTGGCGAGGTTTTCCACGCGAACCTCAGTGCTGGTCAGCCTCGCGCTATGTTTCAACAGCCAGCCGACGATAATCACAACCAGACTCCCGCCTCCCACGATGAGGCTGATGTAATCCGAATCGGTCATGGAACCTCCGCGTGCAAGTGGTAACCCGCACGCGGCGGGATGAATAGGTGGCCGGCGACCGCTGGGGAGAACGGCGCCGGCCGTGCGGGACGATCGGGGAGACGACCTGTTCAGGCGCGCCGTGGCGTGCCTGCCGCACAAACGAAGAAGCCCCGCGGGTTAGGCGAGGCTTTCGGTTGGGGTGACTTTGTCAGGCTATACGATAGCGCCTAGTTTTCCGGTGTCAATCCCCATCTGACGCGGTTTGTGGGTGACGGACGACCGCATGGCGTATTCGGCGCGTTCGATCGTGGCCTCGGCCTGCATCCACAACCAACCAATCCCGATGTTGCGCAAACTGTCCCAACTCTTGGGCAGCCGTGACTCGCGAGGGAGTTTGGTGACCTGCTTGCCGATCGCAACCATTTCGTAGCAGTGCCGGGACAGGATGCTGCGAAGCTGCAGTCGCCGTCCTTCGTAGCCGGCGTCGCGCTGGAACTTGATGTCCAGCCAAAACATCACTCGGTCTTGCTGATGCGGGATGCCCGTCCCGATGCTGTAGGCGATCTCCGGGCCGATGTCGCGCACGTCCCGGCGAGCAAATGCGAGCGCCAACACCAGAGCGTTTTCGGTGGTCATCATGCGTGCGCTGTAGGGCGATCCGCCGCCAGATGGCTCCCGGAATGTCGTCTGTCCTGCCAATCGCCCCAGCCGCTCCAAGAATCCAGCCCGGTCGGCATAGTTGAAGATTTCGTCAGTCATGGTCGCCCCTGATAGCCCGCAACACGCAGGCAATGGATTCGATGTCGCCCCAGCGCAGCCCGCAGTGCCATTCGATGCCCTGCCGGTGCTTGGGGACGTCGGGCAGCTTCGGCAGCTGGCAGGCGCGCTCCGGGCCGGTCAGCACGTCGGCGGATACGCAGCAGGTATCGGGACGCGGGGCTTTATGCGGCCGGATCATGCGCGTCCTCGTCAAGCTGTGCTTGTCGCAACTGCGATTCAGCGTTTTGCAGTTTGCGGATTAGGGCGCTCGTTTCGTCAGCAGTCATGCGATGGTAAGCGCCACCCATGAATTGCCATACTTTCCCGTCGATCACAGCTACCTCAGGCTTTAGTGGCGGCATCATGCGCATCCTCGGGCTTGGGTTTGGGCTCGTGATCCGCGCACCGATGCGTCTCGCCAGCGAAGTGAGAGCCGTGCCCGTGCCCGCACTCGCCCACGGCTTGCTCGGGGTTCGACGGCCAGGGGATGAAGTGGCGGCAGGTGCGGCATTGGACGGGCGTCATGCGAGTAACCGTCCTTGGCGCTGTGCGTCCTCGATGCGGCGGCAGGCGATGTTGAAACGCTCGGCGTCCTGTTCGATGCCTACGAATCTTCTCCCTTGCTCTACTGCGGCAACCCCAGTTGTTCCGCTACCCATGAATGGATCAGCGATGCTCTGACCGTAGTTCGTGAAGTCGGAGACAAAAGCGCGAAGCAATGAGATCGGCTTCTGCGTTGAAACTTCGGCGCCGTCAATGACGGGAAATGTCCACACGCCAGATCCGCCGCCACGGTTCCAAGCCTTCTTTACCTCTCCGGCATGCATGATGAGGACGGTTTCGAATCCCTGCCCCGGCCTATCTGCGCTGATCTGCGGCATGGGGTTTGGCTTCACCCATGCACCGAGCCTAACAAACTGCGGCAGGTCGAAAGCCAGTCTTGCATGCCGATAGTCGCAAGTTGCAACACACCATCCAGATGCCACAGCAAACCACTGCTGAACACACGCGGCGAAATCTTCATCAGTCAACGCTGCGAATGTAACCAGTTTCGAACCGTGGCCTTTGCCCTTGTTCGTCTTTGCCATCTTGTGTGTGCGGGCGCTATACGGCGGATCAGTAATCACCGCATCCACCTTGGGCAGCGTCGGCAGGACAAGCCTGCAATCTCCCTTGTAAAGGGTCGCATTCCCAATCATTACTTTTTCAATGCGCGTCGTCATGCGGCAACCTGCTTGCGCGAGCGACAGCGCGACTCATACACCGATGAGCGCTCACGCTGGCAGGCTCGGCAAAACTTCTCGAAGTGCAGCACGCGCGTCATGCCGCGATGCTTGACTGGGAAGAACGTATCCGTGAGCGGCCACCAGCATTCGTCCAGCGGTTCGCCGCGCTGCTGGCACAGGTAGCAGTAGCCTTCCACGCCGGTGATCGTTTGGCGGATGGCGCCGTGGACGGGAATCATGCTTGTGGCCCTCCGGTGATCCGGACACGTACTTCGCCGCCGGGCCGCGTCTCGCTTTTGACCCACGGATGCGGCACGAAACGGCGGTCGTCGATGCCAAGCGCATCAGCGATACCGTCAATCCACGGCTTGAGGCTGGAAAGCAGCCCATCCGCATCACGCCGCCGTCGATCTTTCGGGTAGCCGTCGATCCACAGATGCAATGGGCCGTCCGGCAACACCACACGGTTCCAGCGGCATTCCAGCGCATACAGCTTGCCCTGGTGCCGAGCCTTCTTCGCAGCCTTCGCCTTGGCCGCCCAGTGCGGCCTGGCGTTCGGATGCAGCACGCGGTCAGGCCACGGCAGCACCAGCTCATCAAGATTCCGCGCGGGCGCGATGACGGACGGATCAGCGCTCATCGGGCAATACCTGTTGACACGTGTGTATGTGTGGTGTACTTTAGGCACATCGGCGGGATTGACCCGCTTCGGAGCAAGCCATGAATGTCCGCCCTGAGTTCAACCCATCCGGCCTGCCAGCTTCGGTCATTGCTCGCGTAACCGAGAAAGCAGCGGCCAGCTGGTGCTATGCCGCGCCCGACGGCGGTACGTTTTACGTCAGCGAAACCAAGGCGCGCGCCATGCTCGCCGCGCACGGTGGCGAAATATTCCCGCCGAAAGAGGCCTGACCCCATGATCCGCACAAACGTATTCCTGCCCGAAGAACTGATCGCGCGTCTCAAGGCCGCAAAGGAAAAAACCGGAATGCCTGCCGCCGAATTCATCAGGCGAGCCATTGAGGCTGCTCTAAAAAAGGAAAAGCTATGACTTGCGGGATCTATATGCTCACCCACGTCGCCAGCGGTAGAAAATACGTCGGGCAAAGCATTAACATCGAGGCTCGCATAAGCAACCACCCCTACGGAACTCGCGGCGCGTTGGCGAAAGCAATCAAGGAGTTCGGCTGGGATGCTTTCTCGCATGAAATAATTGAGACATGTGATTCGTCTCGCTTGAACGCCGCAGAGGCCAAGTGGGTGGATCATTTCGATTGCATGACCCCGCGCGGATTTAACTCGACTGAAGCTGGGAGGTGCGGGTTGCGCGGAGGTGACATCAACCCCAAGACTGGCGCCCAGCGCCAAGCCGCCAGCGTGGCGCGTGGCCGTCAGATCGCCGTGGTGTTGCGCGATCCTGTGGCCATTGATGCGCTCGACAAGCTGGTCGAGAAGCACAGAGGCGTGACGGCTGCGGTTACGGCTGCACTGATTCATGCCGCCACCCGTGCGCGCTCGACCTGACCGCCCCACTGCAGCGCCATCGCGGCAGCAATCTCGGGGAATGATTCAGACCTGATCTGCGAGCGCAGCGGGCCGGGCGGACATCGGTGTACTTTCGCCTCTGGCTTTGCATTAGCGGGCAGACCTAGCGCCTCGCGGCACTCTCCCGCCGTGCGATACAACACAACAAGGCGCGGCAGGTTCTTTAGCCAGTAGCAGGTCGCCTTCGTTTCCCAGCGCCCAAACATCCACGGATGTACGATCTGATCCGGTTTGCGGTAGCGTGTGGACATGATGCAGACCGGGTTCTCGACGCACGACGCATAGACAGGTGCGTTTGCGAGATACAGGAATTCGGCAATCGCCGCCTGTTGGCGGCCATCTGCGATCTTCTCGGCGAAGTGCTTGGCGCCACTCACGGCAAGATGCGTGCATTCCGGGTGCATGATCGCGATGTCAAAGCTTTCCCAGCACACGTCTCGCCAGCTGCCCTGATAATGCTGCCCGCCAGATGATCGGCTTGGCTTGAGATCACAAGACCATGCGTTATGCCCGCGCCGAGCAAACGCATCGCGCGTGATTCCAGATTCTTCGCCCGCGACGATCACGTTCACGCCCCACCCCGCAGCGCCCACTTCGCCCACGTCCCGGGCAGGCACGGCAACCGCACCACTTCGCCCCGCCGCTCCATCCCGCGCAGCGCGCTGTCCACGCCAGCCTGATCTTTTTCGAGCATGGCGCCGATGTCGATAGCCGTCAGCGACCGTCCCTGCAGTAGCTTCGTGATATCCCTGCGCAGTTCCGTTCGGCGGTCGTGGATTTTCGGGCCGGTCATGCGCTGGTCCCAAAGGTGTCGTCGTAGCCGCGCGACAAATTGCCGAACGTCATCGTGTTTCCCTGCCAGTAAAGGTCGATGTAACCCGTGGCGCCGTGCCGGTTTTTTTCGACGATCACGCGTGCCGTGGATTGATCCGCCTGCGCGTCGTAATACCCTTCGCGGTAGAGCATCAGCACCTGATCGGCTTCCTTTTCGATCTCGCTGGAATCGGACAGATCGCTCATGCGTGGCACGGACCCGGCGCGGTTTTCCACGGCGCGGGCGACCTGAGCCAGCACGATCACCGGGATATCCAGATCACGGGCCAGGTTCTTCATGGCCCGCGCAACGAAACTGACCTGCTCGTACTTGCGTTCCCCTTCCCCACCCACGCGCTGGAGATAGTCGACGTACAGCGCATGGATGTTGTGCTTGTGTTTCCAGCGTCTTGCCACACGGGTCACGTCAGCCATCGTTGGTGCAGAGCGGTCCAGAAACCACATCGGAAGTTCGGACGTAGATCCCACGACACCAGCCAGCTTGCCCCATTCGAAATCCTCGAACTGCGCGGTGCGAAATTTCTTGGAGTCGATGTTCGCCGCCGCCGACATCATGCGCAGCGTCATCTGCTCCACCGGCTGCTCGCCGGAAATGATGCCCACCGGATGACCCGCCTTGGCTGCCGCGCGCGCGATGCTCAGCAGGAAACTGGTTTTCCCCATCGCGGCGCGACCGCCGATCACGATCATGTCGCCGCGATGAAAGCCACCTAGTTTGTCGTCGAGATCGACCAGTCCGCTTGTCACGCCCGGCAATTTCCCGCCGCTGTTGTAGATCGTCGTCAGCTCGGCAAACGCCGCTTTCGCCGCCTGTCTTGCGTCCCACTCGTGGTTTTGCTCCGTAGCGTGCAAGCTCATCAGTGCATTGATGGCCTGATCCACTGCCTTCTCGCTCGTGGATTCGACCAAAGCCATGCCGATTTCGCGGGAACGCCGATGCCTCCATGCCGTCGTGACGCGGTGTGCGAACGCCTCGGGGACGGCGGTGATCAGCGCATCGGAGCCGATCTCCATCACCAGGTTCGCCAGAGCCTTGCGTCCGGCCTGCTGGAACAGATCGGCCAGCGTGACGGGATCGAAGGGCTTGGCGTCCGCCAGCTGCGATTGGATGGCTGCGTAAACGTCGGCGTGCGTTTCGCCAGCGAAGTATTCGGCGCTGATCTGCACACGATGACAATCACTGGGCCGGAGCATCAGCGTGGCAAGCAGGGAGCGCTCAATTTCGAGCAGGGTGCTGGATTCGAGTAGGTTCATGGCATTGGTCTGGATGCGGCGACGGATTCGGTCGCTGTCGTGTTTTTGGGTGCGTGACCGCGTGACGGATTGGCTCGGCGAATCCAGTTTCGCCATGTCGCCGGCCAGTCCGACTTGCGGCCGTCCTTGCCCGGCTTGGCGATCCAGTAATCCCGGAACGATTCGACTTCGACGCTCAGGTCGATGTCGGGGCGCGCGTCTGTTGCCCACCGCAGTTCGTCGGGGTGTGGTTGCCAGTCTTTTGCCAGTCGGGTGCCGAGCGCTTCCGATGGCTTGGCTGATTTGCGTTCAGCCGGCGACGTTTCGACGGCGCTCTCCTCCTCTCCTTTCCCTTCCCTTCCTTTCCCTTCCAAACACGAATCCTCGCGAGGCTTCGCGAGAGTCTCCGAGGGTTCGGGGAATTGAGGCTTGCTGGGCTTGTCAATCTTCTGGTGAATCAACCAGTTATTTATGAACAGGAACGTCGATCCGTTGGCCTCATACCGCGTAATGCACGATTCACGCTCCAACTCGTCCAGCCATCCATCAATCAGGCCCGGAGCATCGTCGTCATAGGGGAAAAGAAGGCTCGCGAGCATTCGCGAGGCCGCGCGAGTCCTACCGTGGTCATCACAAATCGGCCAGAGCATCACAAACAAAAGGCGGGCATCGCGCGATACGCGACCCATGCTTTCGGACTGGGGAAACTCCGGCTTAATCGAACGTATGCGAGCCATCACCCAAGCCCTTGCGCACGTTCCATCCGCCGCACCTGGGCGACAGACCGGCCGCGAATCGCGACCACCATCAGATCCCAGTACAACTTCGCCTTGAGACGGTCGCCAGACGTTCGTGCGCGTTCGCAGCGCCGCGCCAGACGGTCGATATAGCGCTCGTGGCGCCAGTCCTTGAATCGCTGAATCACTCCCCACCCCCATCGAAAACCCGTGACGCCCAAACCACAGCCGGCGACCCGTGACCCTTGAGCCTGGGCGCTGTGCGGTCTGTGGCCTCCATGACGCCCTTGGACACGGCGCGCTTGATCGGCGCGCCCCATGCCCTGCCATCGGATAGCGGAACGATGCCCTCGCGCTCAGCGGCGGCCGTGCATTGTTCGCTGGTGAACTCGAAGTGCGTGCGGGCGTAGGCGTAGATGAACGCCTCGGCGCGAGCCGGGAACGTGTCGTCCAGGAGCTCGGCGCGTTCGATGGCGATCCGCATGCCACGGTCACCGGCAGCGCGTGCGGCGGCGAAGTCGAAGGCGGTCTGACCGTCCATTACCGCGCCCTCCGCACCACAGCCACTTCCCCATCGCACTCCGCCGCGAGCTTCCGGGCCTCTGCCCGGCTCTTGCAGACGATCACTAGTTCGCGGGTTTCGCGGTCGTAAACCACCCACGCGATCACATCGTTCATCGCCTGCTCCCCACGCCGACAAACGCCACGATGACGGCGCACACGCAGGCGCAGAACCAGTAGAACGCCATGCCGGGGCTGCGTACCCACGGCAGTCCGGAGAGCCAGAAAAAGGTTGCGCAACAGGCCAGCGTGGTGCCGGCAGCGATCAATCGGCGCTTGGCGAGTGTCATGACATCGCCTCCACCCAGCGAAGAATCTGGTGCTCGTTGTCGTCGAGCTGCGATTGCAGGTCTTTGCGCGCCTTGGCGTTGGGCAGCCGGTCGGCGATGTAGGCGACCAGGCTGTCGTCGGGCTGGATGGTGAAGTCCAGCGAGTCGGGCGCCACGGTGTTCATGGCGCGGAAGTCGATGTGTGGCTGGCGCTCGGTCATGCGGATTCCCCGCGCAATGCAGCGGTCAGGACGCGCACCTTCAATCGCTCGGCGTCAAGCTGTTCCCGTGCCTCGCGCAATTGACGTTCGGTTTCGGTTTCGAGCCTGCGCAGGCTGCGCGGGTCGTAACCGCGCCGCAGAACCATGGAAAACATCGGAGCCTCGATGCCTGTCGCATCCATCAGCGCGTTGAGCTTTTCGTCATTCAGGCGCGCTTGGCCGCTCTTGGCCTTGGATAGAATGGCTGGATCAATGTCGGCCTCGATAGCTATCGACTTGTCCAGTAGGCCGCTGTTTTCGCAGGCATATTTGACCGCTTCCGCCTCGCTGCGAAGCTTCGCGTAATCGGCATCCGGTATAGGCTTCAATGGCCTGCGGACACGAAGTTCAAGTTGACCAGCAATGGCGCTCACGGGAATTGCCTTTGGTTGAAGGTCGGCTTCGTGCGAAAAAAAATCCCATGAAAACTCGATGCATTCATGGGTTAGGCGGCCTCGCTCTTGTCGGGCCAGAGCACCCGTTCTTTCTTGAACAGACCGTGGGAGACGTCTTCGACGCGCTCCGCGATCTCGGGCGTAATCGGCATCTTGCCGTTCGCCATGCGGCTTACCGTGGACTCGGAAATGCCCAGCGCATCAGCTGCCCGGCGCTGGGATTTCATCCATTCGCAGAAATCGGAGAAGGTTTGCATGAGCATAGTCTTGCACCAAATGCAAGGCTACGCAAGAGTCATCTTGCACTGAATGTAAGTACGGTAGTAGCGTCCCGGATGGCGACATGGCAGAAGACTTGCTCCAACAAAGGTCTCACGCCATGAAACGAGAAGATCCCAAGATTTCACTGAAGAATCTGCGCTTGCAGATGGACGCCATAGGCATGATCCCAGCTGATCTCGCAAGAGCAACAGGATGGTCAGAGGCGAAGGTGTCCCGATTGTTGAACAACGTGACAGGGGACGTAACCGTGACCATGCTAAGAGAATTAAACCAGGCTACAGGCGCAGCTGTCGCCGCCTTACTTGACCTCGAAGATGTTGCGCAGAACGAAAAGGAACGCGCCTTATTGCGTGACTTTCGAGAAGCGGCTGAGCGTGATCGTGAGATAGCTCAAGCCGCGCTCGCGCCGAGACGAGGCTAACTTTTCTGAACGGCAATTAAATCTCCTTGCGTTTGCTGCAATACATCCTTGCATTTGCTGCAAGACTAGTCTTACACTTGCTGCAAGTTCGACGCATCAGCCAACCGGGAGAACGAAACATGGCAAGCATCTTCACAAGCACCTTCGACACGCCCATCAGGGTTCGACGCGGCAGCGTCCATGCCGAATCGTGGCAGGCGATCAGGATCGAGAGCGGCGACGCGGCGATCAGCCTATCCCGCGAAGAAGCCGCTCAACTCGCCGCCGAGCTGCTGAGTGCAGCGGAAGCGGCGCAGGTCGATGCGGGGGTGGCGGCATGAATCGCCACGCCCTTCTGTGCCGCGAATTGCAGCAAGCCCGCGAGCATGCCGCCGAGTCTGCCGCGTTTGCCCGTCGCAACGTCCCCCAGCGCGTCCGGGATCAGCTGGACTACATCGCCAGTCTGGATCACCGGCCGACGTGGGAGCGCGGCGACGACTCGCTGCCGCCGGTCAAGTTCTGGCTGGCGTGGATCGGGATGCTGGCGTTCTCCGGTGGCTGCACGTATGGCGCGATCAAGTTCGTCGCGTGGCTGCCGAAGCTGTGGGAGTGGATCGCATGAAATTCGTACCGTGCACTCCGGGCGGCACGCTGTGTTTCTGGCTCGCGTCGAACACGCGCGAGCAGGCGATCAAGAAGCTGCTGAAAGACGCCGCCCATATGCCCTACGGCACATGGGAAAACTTCGAGAAACGCGGCTACACGATCGAAGAAATGGAGCGCATCCCATGAGCGCCCTGTCTGCCCACGACCTCTGGCTGCAATCGCCCGTCGCCGACGACCCGGCCTACTCCGCCGACGATGATTCGATCATCGACGAAATGGTCGCCGAGCCGGACTGCTTCGACAACTGGCTGAGCGGCCGTCCGTGCCCGTCATCGGTCGCGGGCCTGCTCTCGCTGATCATGGATCGCGGGCTGCCGCGCAAGGACAAGAGCGAGCGCGACGACATCCTGTGCGATCGGTATGACGACCTGATCGACTCCGTTCGCGCTGACTTCAAGGCGTGGGCGCAGACGCCGGATCGGTGCAAGCCGGCGCCTGTGGATGCGTGGAGGGAAGGCAAATGAGCGAGCAGATCAAAAATGGTGGGCCGGCGTTTCCAGCCAAGGTGTCTGTAAACCGCGATACCGGTGATGCCGTGCCGTACCAGTTCGGGAATAACGACTTCTATGTCGGCGGCATGACCCTGCGCGACTACTTGGCCGGGAAAGTGATCGGCGCGGCGTACAGAGAGTTGTTCATCGGATGGCGCGAAAACGAATATGCGCCCGACGAGAAGTGGCCAGATGGCATAGCTACTGACGCATATCGCGTTGCCGATGCCATGCTCTCCGCCCGCGAGGCCAAGTCATGACCGACCACGACTTCGAGGCATTGCGCGCAGAACGCAACGCACAACGCCGCGCATGGGAGGCGAAGATGCGCGCCGATGGATGGGAAATCGCTGAATGCAGTTTGCGTGATGATTCTGCCTGCTACTGCGCCTGCGGCACCGGCGGCCCATGCGAGCACGATTGGAATGGCACACCCTACGAGTCCGATGACGGATGCACATGGAGCGCGACGTGCTCGCGTTGCGGCATGACGGCCATGAGCCACAGCTTGAGGCATTGCCTGTGACCGACCTTATCGCCTTCGCGAGCCTTCCGCTTGACGACCTGATGCGCGAGATCGAATGCATGCTCGCAACGAAACAGGCTGCCACATCCGCACGAGAGGCTCGTACCCCTGTCGTTCGCGCCATTCCATTCGCTGCCGGCAAACCACTTTCAACGCTGGATTCCGCGCCGGTCCTCCCGCCGGTAGCCACTCCCCCTGGGCGTGCGGCGGTCAGCACCTTTTCACCGGAGGTCGCATGAACATTCTCTCCGCCATTTTCTTCCCGCGCGATCGCTGGGCGCAGTGTCACCAGCCGTCAGCTGCCGAGCGCATGGCCCGCTACAGCCTTCGCCATTCTGCCGACATGCGGGATCGCGAGAACGCTGGCGCGGCGCCACCCAAGGTGCGCTTGGTCGATGGACGTCCCGTGCTGCTGGCTCTGCATGGCAAGCCGAACAAGATACCGGTCACCGTACCGGCACCACTTCCCACTGTGCCGGCTGAGGCTGGCGAGGAATCGAAATGAATGAGTTTGGAATGTACCCGAGCAATACGGATGAGGTTCGGCGCTGGACAGCTGAGCGCGAGAACGCTTCTGCGCGGCTCGAACTGGCTCGCGCGCGCGAATGTTGCCGGCTGCTTATCAGCCAACACGATCCGGTATTCAGCCTCGGAATGGATCGCGACGCACTAAAAATTCTTCTCGCGTTCACGATGCACCACGACACATCTCGGCTGAGGCGCGAGTGTGAAGCGCACATCGGAAACAAAACGACCTAACCCCTTTCCAATAGCGAGCCGGCGCACTCCGGCGAGGAATCGTGATGAACCAGGTAGTGCAATTCCAGCCAGCGGTAGATGCCTACGGCTCCCGCTCGCTAACGGCGGCTGATGTGCGCTCGCACGTCAATTTGATGCAGGACGTGATGCTTGAGGTCATGAAAGACGGCACGCATTACGGGACGATTCCCGGCACAAAGTCGAAAAGTCTGTACAAGGCTGGCGCCGAAAAGCTGATGGCTACATTTCGCCTTGCCGCCAAGCCCGAAGT